GCTTTGCTATCAGCAAAGGAGGCCAGTTTATTAGGTAAATCAGCAAGCCCTTTATAGAATTTAGTGTCCTTAATATTAATTCTTCCGAGAAGATCGGCAATACGTCTTATCCGTTCTGCCACCCAACTCAAAGCTTTCTCAAGCTTAGGAAGCAGAAAATCAGCAAGAGCTTTGATAGTTCTGGTGATTGCTGAAGATATCAATGGTTCAACAGCATGCCAAATTCTCCCTAAATATGTTACAAAACCACTTGCGTAGAAGCTTGCATTCCTGAGTATCCTGCCAAACAGATCCTGAATAATAGTTCTTAACTCTGAGAATGCATGAGCAAGTTTCTGTAAAGCGGCATTGTTTTTAACATGCGTCTTTAGATTATTGAAGAATTTTCCAAGAGTACTTTGCAGAGTTTTTACTCTGGCGACAATATGCTTATCGAAAGCTTCTGTAAATGTAGTAGCAATAGTTGTGATAGTCTGCTTTATCGGTGAGAAAAAGCTGACTATCTTAGCAAATGCAGATCTTACCAATCCAACAAGCTTCACAAGACCCTTTCCGATCAGATTTCCGAAAAATATAACTGGTTTTAATACAGTAGCCAGCACTTTTCCGATCACACCAGCAACTTTAGCTATAGTTGCCGTAAGCTTTTCAAGCCCCTTAAATATAGTAGCCAGAATCTTACCGGAATGCTCAGTATTAGGCGTTAATGCCTTCCATAGATCCTTTATAGGAGCAATAAGATTTTTAGCAGCCTGAAAAAGATTACTAAAACTCTTTATCATGGCATCTCGGCCACCATCGGCTTTCCAAACTTTAAGAATTTCATTACGAACTTTTCCTATAGGTGAAAGGATTCCGTCTATAGTATTATTGAGACCTGTCCAAAGTTTTTTAGCCTCATTAAAATCGCCAAAGATTATTTCCCATGTCTGAGCCCATCCAGATCCAAGAGATTCTTTCAAAGTATCGATCATCTGAGAGAAAGTCTTGACTTCTGTTGCGGCAGCAAATGCCTTTTTACCGAGTGCTGTAGTTTCATCTGTGTACTTAGCAAGGGTTTTAGTAAGAACCTCACTCGACAGCCATTGTGAACTAAGAGCGTCATTAAATTTACTTGTAGCAGTAAAACCAGAAGAGACTTCTTTGGCCATAGCGGCCACAGTAGATATATATCTGCCTCCTTCTTCCTTAAGGGTTCCGACCTCAAGTGCTGTCTTTATCAATTCTTCCTTAAAGTCAACAGTCGCCATGTTAGCATTCTCGATTGACTTCCAATCTATAAGCTTTACATTTCCAGATGACAAAGCCTGAGAGAAATTATACATAGCTCGAGATGCTTCATTAGCGTTCGCACCAGATATAGCTGCGACATTAGCAACACCCTGTATTGCTTTTACAGCAGTGTCCAAATCAACACCGGCGTTGGTAAACTTTCCGATGTTAGACGTCATGTCTTTGAATGAATAGATTGTTCTATCCGAATATGCGTTTAATTTCTCAAGTTGATCGTTTACTATTTCTAGTCGTCGAGCATCATCGGTTACCCATTTTTTAGTGTTAAGCGGGTCTTTAATCTTAGCGCCGGCCAAAATCGTCTGAACGGACCCCATTTTGAGCTCATACTCATTAAAACCATCTCGCATGGCCTGCATACCGGAAAGGGAGTTCGCCATGTTCATAGCGAATCCGGCAACAGCATCAGAAATTCTGTTAAAAGCTTTTGTTCCAACACCGGCGAGCAGGTCCATAAGACCAACGGTGATTCTGGTTTTCTGAGACATGTTGTCGAAAGAAAGACCAACCTGGTCTCCAGCTTTTGCTAACTCGTCTAATGAATTTCTATTCTTGCCGGCGTCTTCAATATTCTTATTAAGAAATTTGAGAGAGTTTAAACTCGTCTGAATGTTCTTTTCAAACTTAGAATTATCGAATTGCATCTCGACAACTTTAGTATCTACTACCTGACTCATACGCGTTTAACCTCCTCTCCCACTTGTCTTGAAATCTCTTCGAGTATTGGCTCGATGGCCGGATTTATGTAATCTTGTGGTGGAACATAACCACCATTATTTGTTCCATGTCCATATTGTATTAACAAAGCGACACTATAACCCCCTTCTATATCAGAGTTATGCCACTCAATTTTAGCCCTGCTTCCTTCATGAATAATCTTGTATGACCATGAATTAGCGAGCTCGCCAGTATTTCTTGGAGTAGCCCCTCGTAAAGCGTCGACGCCCTGTTGCCCTGCATTGTTAAGAATGCTGTCATACTTCAACATCTTCAAACGCTCTAAATAGTCTGTCGCTTTTTCAAAATTTCCATGAGAAACGATTTGTATGCCACTCATTGTATCTATCCTCTAGTCTTATGCTTGGCTCTTCTAATAGCGTTAAGTTCCCTTTGCTGCTTATAGGCAGCATCTTTACTCATCTTATTGTTTTCGCCATTATTCTTGATACTGGCGATTCGAATAAGAGTCATAAGTCTATTGAAATGCCATTTCTGAGCTTCAAAAGGGATCTGATAAGCGCACATCCAGTAATAAACAAGCTCAGATGTAATGCCTTCGCCATTCTTTTTATGCGAGCCTCTTTCGGTAATTGTCGTGGCAGTATGTGGATCCTTTATATACTCATCAATTTCTTTAAAATTAGCATCAGTGAGAGCATAATATACCTCAGGATCCACATTCTGCGTTATTGTCATACAACGAATGTAATCAATCACTTCTTCTACCGACTTTTTTTCATCGGAAATGTATGGTTTTTTCCATTTGGATTCCCATTTTGAAATGGAAACAAGAGAATGCTCCAAAGTCAACGTCACCGGTTTTCTTACATAAATGAACTCCTGACGCGCTTCGTCAAACAACTCTGTTTCCGGAATAGTTATCTGAAGCATCCTCTTTCCTCACTTATTCTGCTGGCTGAGACGGTATGAGTTCCTTGACATACTGCTGTTTCTGCTCATCAGAAACCTTCATATCAGCCGGAACAATAGCGTTAACAAACTTAGAAGCTTCTTCGTCGTTAAGAGCAAGAAGCATATACAGATCTGAGAATGCCTGAGTCTGCTCAAACTCTTCTCTTACCTGATCATTCTTAATGAATCTTCTACCATCATCGGACTTGACACCGTAAGATTTCAGAAGCAGCGACTTGAACAATGACATAATAGTCGGAGTATCCTGTGCTTCAATAATCTTTCTGATGTACTCAGTAAGACCTCCTGCTTTTCCAAGTTCAAGATCGAGGATCTCAGCCTTTGTGAGGTTGAAATAGAACTTTTCCTTTCTTGTTACGCCGTTAAAATCGGTGTATTCCATTTCTTTTACGTACATGTTTCTCTCCTTTCAAGTTAAAAATTAAAAGGGGCTGCGGTTATAAGTGCAGCCCCATTAACTACCTTCTATTAAGGTTCCTGGTTTTCTTCCGGCTCAGAGTTGTTCTGTGTGTTGTTTCCCGAGCTAGGGATACATGATGCCAGCGAGCTCAGATGGAAGTGGAAGTCTAGGCTCGGTATCCTTTGTTCCATACAGAACGTCTTCGAGCTTCTTCATGACTGCTTCTTTCTCAGCTGCTGTAGCACCAGTTACCTTCGTTGAGTCGATTGTGACGATAGCAGTTGGCTTGAGGCCAGCGCCCTCACCGTCGTAATCCTTAGGTGTTGTTGTGAACTCCCAGCTAAATGTAATAGCTTCAGGAGAGTCGTTGATTGTTGCATAAGATCTTTCAGATGGGGAAGCCTGAGCACCGTATACAAGATGCAGCTTGTAGCCATAATCATCAGCCTCAACATCATTTCCGATTGCTGTCCTATAGCAAAGACCAAACTTCTGTCTTGTCTGCTGACCGAATGTTACTCCAGGAGCTCCTGGAAGTTCAGCAGATCCGTCGCATGCAGCCCACTCATCCGGATATGTATATGCTTCGATTGTTCCACCGAACTCTTCCTTTGATCTCAGAGAAAGGTACTTAACGTCATCAGCATACAGAGCTGTCTCTTCTGCACCAGAAGGAGACTCTGTTACAGCAGTAAGTCCATTCCAGGCTACACCATTGTCATAAGTACCATCATTCTTCATAGGATAAAGAACGCCCTTCCTGGTTCCAGTTTCATACAGGCGTTTTGTATCGTCGTCCCATGTAAGTACTGCCATTATAGTAAACCTCCTAATAATTAAGCTTTATAGTAAAGTGTCAAAATATCATGATACAAATTATCAGAAACATAACGTCTATCGAATCTGGTTTTAGGATAGCGCAAAAGCGCTTCCGCGATCGTATTATCCGGATCCCGACTTATGACTGTTACGTTATAGACTTTTTGCATCGTGTAATGTGAATCATCGGCATTTCGTGTATAAATATCAGATAGAGAATAAATGATACATGGATACTTTAATTTGATAGTCTCGGGCGGCTGAAAATATACATTTTTAGACCCAAGCACTTCCTCAAATCGATGCTGTAAATCCAGTCGTGTCCCCATTGTAAACACCTCCAATACTCAGCACCATTCTTGGATAGGAAATATCAATTGATGAAATCTCCCAAAGTGTGCCCATCCATTCTATACACTTCATATAACCGGCGTTCTTAAAAGCGTACGGATCGGCTAAGATGCTGATTGTATTGCTTATGTTAACGTTGTCATTAACATTCTGTGCACTTTCGACCTTTCTGAAAAATCTCTGGACGTCTCCATAATATTCTTTCCAAGTCATCGTAGGAGTCCAAACGCCATCATCATTATCTTCTGTCAGCGCATAGCCGATCTTTCCGTACCACTTCATAAATATAATCTCCTAATTAAGCAAGCTCTGTTCTGAAGACCTGAGCGCAATGCCACTTAGTCAGAGCACCAGACATTCTTCCCTCGATGAGGTACTTGTACTGGTTGTAGTCGATATCGAAATCATCGAATGTAGTGATCTCGCCGCCCTTGTCAGTACCAACAGAGTAATCCTTCAGGGAAACCTTGATTGCCTGAATGCTGTAATTCTTTGTGACGTTGTTGATTGTCTCAGCAACCTCAAGACCCTCCATAAGAGGAACTTCTACGATTGAGGAAACTCTCAGAACGGAGCAGAGCTCTGCATCGGACTTATAAACTCTGTTGCCGATACCGTCTCTTACCCACAGCATGTCGGAGTGAAGTGATGGAGCCATGAACATAACAGGAGCTCCGGATCCTCTGTAATCTCTGTGAGCCTTGCTCATTGCCTCGATCATTGTGTCAGCATTCTTCTTCTCATCAGCTGTGAAGTTCTTCTTTACGCAGAACAGATCCTCTGAAGAAACGATAGGTCTGATGCAGTTCTCGTCGATCTTGTCCTGGCTGGCATTTGATCTACCATCACCGATCAGGATTGCTCTAGCGATTTCCTCGTTAAGCATGACTCTCATCTCAGTCCAGAGCCAGCTTACTACGTCCATTGTTGTAGCATCGATGATGTCCTGTCTATCGAGCTTCTGCTTCTTGTAGATCGTTGTTGGACGAGTCTCTCTCTTAGCAAGGCTGAAGAACTCTTCCTTCTTTAGCTTACCCTTTTCCAGATAACCTCTAGCCCTTGCGTCTTCCTCTGTAATGTCAGCAAACAGAGTCTTTACTCTTGAGAACGGCAGGTGCTTTGTTCCATTGATTACTGTGGAAACCCATGCATCCTCTCTCTTGATGAACTCTGGATGAGTATCAACAGCCTTTGCATCCGGGAAGAGCAGATTGATATTGCCAATACCATAATCTCCCTCAGCGTGTGCGAGGAATGAATCGCGGAAAGATCCGCCATAATTTCTTACATCATTGAATGCAGCATGGCAAAGCTCATCTCCGATTGCTACGAGATCATCACTATGCATGAGCTCACCACCCTCAATAACAGCACCTTCGTTGTTATCAAATACGTTGTGTTTCATTTCGGTTTCTTCTCCTTCTTCTTCGTCAGTATCTTCGTCATCTTCTGCACCACTTTCAAGAGCGGCACCGACAAGAGCGTAAAGAGCTTCCTTCTGCTCATCATTCATAGTCTCAACGACTTCGCCCACTGTCTTTTCTTTTGTTTCGGTCTCTTCAACCTTTTCTTCTGTCTTTTCTTCGTTCATATCTTCTCCGTCAGCATGTTCTATCGCATCGCTGTCTGCAGATGCAACTTCGTACTCAATCGGCAGACCTGTATAAATTACAGCCTCTGCGTCAACTCCTTCTCCATGCAGAATCACATCATCAATGTATGCACCAGGGTTTGCTCCGGCAAGCACAAGACTTACCTCTCTAATCTGGCCGTGCATTACATTTCCGCCAAGCTGCTGAAGCTGATTTGCATAGATAGACAGCGCTTCGATGTCTCCATGCATAACGAGCGCCTTAGCATTCTTGCCCTGCGGCGTATCGTTGAAATATCCATAAGTGTAGACACCTTCTGGACGGTTCATAAGTTCGCAGTGACCAAGGACCTTATCCGGATCGGAATGTCTATGGCCCCAAACGAGTGGTACTGTCTTACCGTCATTGTCAATGAATGCGTCTTTTCTGATTGTTCTTCCGTCGGAGCATTCAATGTCATTTCGAGTAGCCCAGCCACCAAAATCATAATGTTTCTTACCACCCATTTTGAATTATTCTCCCTTCTTGTTACAATGGTTGATTCATCGCTTCCTCGAGAGCTGACTCTTCACTAACTTCTTCTGGCATTGGTTCCTGCTGATCAGCAGGCACAGACAAATTCTTATTTCTAAGCTCATCTGCGCTTGGATCACTTGAAGGTTTCATGCCGATGATCTGTCTGACCTCATTAGAAGTCATGATCTCATTTCGTGTGAATGTATCAGCAATAGTGGCGATCTCAGTAACTGGAACAAGTTTGAATGGATCCTTGAAGAACACGATCGACTGTCTCTGAGATCTAGCCGTTTTAGTTAAGAACTTACGGCGCATCTCAAGTGTGATAGCCGATAGTATTGGTTCGATAGTACGAGAGTAGTAATTCATCATAGTTTTCTCGTCGGCAGTTCCATTCAGTATCGTGTCGGTTATTCCTAACTGGCTATATAGCATACTCGTCAAGTCATTTACCTGCGAACTGAGATTGTTCTCTACCGGGCGATTCAACTGAGTGATTCTCTCAGTACCATCTGTATAAGCAATACCATACTTGGATCCGACAAGCTGATCTTCGATGTCTTTACGTCTGTTTTCAGCCTGTTGTTTCCTCGCTTCAGTTTTAATAATATATGGAAGCTGAATAATCAGGTCGAGTTTGCCCGAACTGTTTCGTTCATCCAGCACATCCAACAAATTCATCTTGTAAATGAGACGTTTCAAGGTGGAGTTCGGCTCATTTACAACCGCATAAAGAGGATTCTCGATTATTGCCACAACTTTCTTTGGTAGGACGATATCCTCTTTCTTTCCTGTTCTCTCGTTATAGACTCTTACCTTGACCATACTTGGATACCAAGTAATGATCTTCCCTACTCTGAGAGATGCAATATCATAGGAATCAGTCTTAGTAGGATCGTATGTAGTGTCAGTAGGGACGATTGCCACACAGCCCTCATCGAGCATCGACATTACAACATCCTGAATAAGAGCTCTTCCTGTCTGATCAATATTTGCTTCTAAAGTTAGACAGTTGTTTAGTTTAGATTGCATAGAATAAATATAACGGTCATTCTCATCGAGCCTTACATGCTCAATGGACATGGCCGCTGTATCTAATGCAATTCGATTGAAAACTGCTGTAACTATAGATTTTTCGTTGCCTCTTGTGAATCGGACTCTATCAGGTCTAGAGGCATATCCGGCTCCTGAATCGATATCTCTAGAAATATCAATAGTCGGATCTTTGTTAAAGAATGCATTCCACGCATGCTGAAGTCTTGATCCTAAACTCATATGTTAACCTCTTTGACCATTTTGTCTCTTATAGTTTTTATCTTCAGAAATTGATTGAACAACTGTTACTCTTGGAGCCCGCTTCTTATTCCAACTATCCAAAGCTTTCTTACCTTTAGCAGATTGTTTTTTCATAGAAGAAACGGCATTCTTGGTAGCTTTATCTATCTTTTTCTTTGCTCGTTTACGTTTCTTTTTAAATTCCTTATCGTGATTCACATATACTTCGTCATAATCACGACGTGTTTTTTCATCTTCTGCCTGGGTCTTTTTGTATTCTTTCTTACTACGAAGATCTATTGTGTGGATAGAGCCATCTTCATAATAAAGATTATTAACACGGCCTCGTCTGCTGGTCATTGGCATACCATC